TGCACTAAATGCTCCACCCTTCTGGAAGCCAAAAATAGACCCAAGTATATTACCGGTAGAGCCGCCGCCACTAATAGAGCCGCTGATAGCGCCAGAGATGGAGTTAGTCAGGCTTTCTATCAATGGTTGCCAAATGAGGATGTTCATTATTTGTTGAATGATGTTAATGGCCATATCTCGGAAGGCTTGGCTGGCAGTCTTAGTGCCGTTTACGATGTCCCTAAGAGCGCCAACAGTCTCGGATGCCAAGGTGCTTGCCACAGCTTCAACCTTCTTCTTGGCCTCTGCGAGCTTTTCTTCCTCTAGCTTTTGCTGCTTAGTAAGCTCAATCTCTTTCTTCTTAGCTTCAATAATCGCATCATACTGCGCTTGCTGGTCAGCACTAAGTTGCTCTCGGGTTGCCCCCAGCTTCTTCTCAAAGTCAAAGATAAATTCGGTAAGTTTTGCCTCTTCTTTAGACATACCAATGAGTTTTAGTTCAAGGTTTGCCTGTTTACGATAGCTGACGAGAGTGTCATCAATATTTTTCTGGAACTTCTTGTAGGCTTCAACCTGAGCATCTAGGGGAGACCTCGATCCGCCACCTCCGCCTGATCTAGACGATGTTGCCATTGATTGCAGGTTCAACTCAAACTGTTTTAACTGGGCGGCACGGCCACTAAGCAAGCCACCCGCAAAATCGGCCCCGTAAAGCTCTGTTGCCTTTTCCATCTCCTTTTCCAGCATGATACGCATGGAGGCAATTTGACCCGCCATCCCCTTGCTCATGCCCTCAGTTACAAGAGAGGCTTGAATTGCAGTACGCTTAAAGGATTCATCAATGTTGCCCGATAAGGTTTGCAACTGGTTAAAAATACCAACCAGTTCTCTAGAACGAACGACCATGTTAGCTAAAGAATCTTCTCCGTCAGCAAGAGAGTTCGCTGTTTCCTCTACCTCTGGGACCAGAGAGTCTAAGACATCTTCAAAGGAAATGCCCAAGTCTCGGAGAGCTTTCATAGCCTTTTCAGAAAACTCAAGGCCAGAGCCAAGGTCTTTGTTTATAAGGTCCGTTATTGTCGCAATAGCTTCTCGCAGGTCTTCCACATTACTGGGATCGACCTTGCTAAGAGAAAGTATCTGCTCTTTAACAGCTTTAAGCTCTTCTAAACGAGAGACAGCCTCCCCCGGCCTGCCGGAAGCGATCTCCACACCAGCCGCTTTCGTGGCTAGATTGATCTCTCTCTGCAACTTGCTAAAAGTTCCGGTAAACTTTCCTACATTCTTTTCTACCGCCTCTAGGGCCTCGTTTAAGTCTTGCCTAAGAACTGCGTCGGCAAACTTTTTAACCTCTGGTCCAAGCTCATCTCTGAAGCCTGCTGCAACTTTTCTGACAGAGCCAGCAAACTTTGTCAAGGAAGAGGTAATTTCTTCTACCGCATCTTCCAAGCTCTTCATGGCACCAGTGCCGTCAAGCAAAGCTCTGACAAGCATCGACCCAACGACCAACCCTACACCAAGAACGGCACCTCGGAGCCCCGGTAAGAGGCCAGCTAATTGAGCGCCTTGCTGTGAGAAAGCTACAAGAATGTTCTGGCCCGACTGCATTTGTACAAAGAAGTCACCAAACTGGTAACCAGCATTTTGGATGGTAGCATTCATACGATTGGTGTTCTTACGAATACCATTCATAGAGGCTGTAGCACGGTCAATCTGTTGCTGAGTATAGCCGTACTGCTTGCCCAAGGCTGCAACTTGTGCAATAGCTTGCTTGTTGGTAATTACATTAAGGCGCATGGCCTCGTTGACTTGTCTTATCGCCCTCTGGAACTCTTTCTCTTTTGCAAGTAGAGGCTTTAGTTCCTTTTCTAGCCTGTCATTGGCGGCAGTCAACTCATTGGTGTACTGAGTAGCCCTAACTACGTCAGAAGAGTCAACTGTGATTGTTATTAGGTCAGCCATTCATAACCCTCATGTAAACTAAGTCGAGCCTCTTCACTGCCTCTACGTCTCTGGCAGATAAGGGCGTCTGAGTTAGTTCCTTCCATGCTTTGATTTCTTGGTATGTTATCGGGTTAGGGCCACTGAAGCCTGATGTCCTTGCGGAGGACAAAGAGAAAAAGGCAGACCAGAGATACTCTAGGGAAATAGGGAAGTCGGGGCCTTCTAATTCCTTTGGAGTACGTCCTGTCTGCCTTTCTACTTGCTCTAAATGTTCTAGTTTTGTTGCCTGATCTTGACTCTTGGATAGGTCGAAGCTCCATTCAGCATACTCGACCAGTTCGTCAATTAGGCTTGCGTAAAATCCAGAGTTTCGTTAATCGCCTCTTCAAGCTGGTCTTTGATCCAGAAACACTCCGAGTAGATTTCTCTGGCTTTGACCAGAGAGAGCTTAGGGCTTTCACCATCATAAGTGATGTCCCATTCTTTTGTAGCCTTAGCTAGAATGTCGATGGACGAACGCTCCAGATCAGAGGCAGAGATTTGCACCTTCTTGCTCTTCTGCATCTGTGCCAGTCGCTTATCGGTCTGCTCATGCACCAGCTTCTTATACTCTTTAGAGTGGGGCGCATGCAGAGTAATGGTCATCTCTCGGTCTTTGGCAAGGCCCTCGTTCATCAGAGGCTCAAGAGTGTTAGGGTGTACCAGAGTAACTTCGATTGTATCAGAAGTCGGGGTAAGATTCTTCAAGTCCATAGTCGGGTTCCTTTATAGGGTCGGGTGGGAAAATGAATGAGAGAGGGAGCCACCCGACAAGCTCACCTCTCTCCCCTCGGCCAAGGGATTCTTATACGGTGCCAGAGGTCACCTTAAAGTTAGTATTCTCCGTCAGGTCATAAAGACCAACAAAAGACAGGTTCACAATACGAGAGGTTGGACCGTCTACTGGAATATCGGCGGAGTTAAACTTTACTCGTGGGATAAGGAAGGTCATGTTAGCATCACCTGCGGTAGTACCCTCTGCTACTGTAACAGAGATGGAACTCTCAGTCTCCGCAGAGAAAAGGTTTGCCAAGCTAGAGGAGGAGAGGTCATCTACATAAGCAGTAAGTGTGCCTTCAACCACAGCTTTACCAAACTCAAGGGCAGCAGCGGAGTCACTGCCAACCACAAAAGTAGGCGCAAAAGAGTTAGTCAACGTAAAGTCGAGGCTCGTAACAACAGAAACAGCAGAGCCACCTACTGAGATAGACCCATTGTAAGAGTCAAAAGGGACTGGCTCCGTGTCAAGTGCGCTGATAGAAGTGGGGGTATTCGTCAGGGTCATGTCTTTGCCAACCAAACCAAAGGTGGTTGTCACCATCTGGTTAGGGGCAATAGAAACACCCATGGAGCTTACCGCCATCTTAGAGAAGTTTCGAGAGTTGGGGGTAGCCAAATCAAGAAACTGATCCTCAACGCTAAAATACTGAGGGGTAGTCCCAATGCTGACACCACCTGACAGAGCGCTTGCGTTCATAAGGGCTGACTGAATTAGCAAGTCATAGGTGCTGTCCCGAAGATCAACGACAATATCGCCGCCCACAGACTTGTTACCATGACGATCAACTCGGTCCATGCGATCAGGCTGGATTTCATTGCCTGCCACACGATCTTTAGTCAGGTTCAAAGAGTGGCTATTAAACGGAAGGCTAGTAGTTACCGCACCAGCGGATGCAGAAAAGTCAGTCTCCAAAGCACCAATAGCCAGTTGCGAACGAGAACCTTGTGCGAAAGCCATTTGCTTCCTCCTTAGTTATAAATGTAGAACCCGATGTTCACCGGGACATAATAAAACGGAGTGTCTAACCCGCCACCTTCTCGTTCGGCATAGTCGATAGACACAACAAAAGTCTCCGCATCACTATTCGTATAGGAGACATCTGTAGTAGCGTCAAAAGCATTAAGCACTTTGTCAGCAATCTCGTCTGCTGCACCGGGGCCATTACCCTCTGGGGCATAGCAGACTACGGTGAATACTCCACCATATCTTTGTTGGGGATTTAAGCCCGGTACAGCGGGTCTACGGGATTGTGGGACAAAGAACGTCTCTACATAAGAAGAGCCGTTGGTACGGTCAAAGGAGACGTTCTCGTGGGAAATAGGGGGGATGTCAGCTACGGCAGCAAGTTTGGTCTCTAGGGCTGCACGAATGTCTCTGTATATACTGGCCATGCTTACCTACCGTGTTGCCGGATAACTTTATCTATTACCTGATGCTTTGGGTTGTTGTCAACGTCCCTAGCATGAGGCGCACGATTTAGGAAGTAGTAGTTGTCAGCTTGAAGGCTGATGCCTTTTTTAACAGGACCACCGGGGCTACCTACTTCAACAGTCTTCTTAATGTCGTTCACCAAGTTGTTGAGGGCTTTGCCCCTTTCAGCACCTGCATCACGACCTCGTGGCTTGTTCTCGGAGGACTTGCTACGACCTCCGCCAAGGTTGTCCTTGAAGCTCCAAGAGTTGACAAATGCACCTGTATCTACGGGAGAGGCCAGAACAATCGTTCTAGCCACGTCAGTCATCTTACGCTCTACAGCGTCTTCTAGCATCTCATCAATCTCTGCCAGCTTTGCCTTAAGAGCAGGGGAGACCTTTATTACCGGAACTGTCATTATTCAAACACCTCACAGAGGTAACAGACAGCCTGACCATCACTAAAGATAGTTCTCACGGTGGTAATATTCACCGTATCTCCATTCCCTAAAATCTGGTCTTGGTCATCAGGGGTAGCTGTAAGACCTTTGGCGGGAATGACACAGGCTCGTCTGCCCTTCCTAGTCTGACTGAGGCCAAATGTACCCTCTGCTAGGTTATAAAAATATCCAGTAAAGGAATAGTCCGTTGTCGCACTACCACTCAGAGTTCCAGTGGTAGCATCGTAGGTTCCATCAGTGGTGACCTTGCGGAGGGTAAGAGTTTCGCCAAAGTCTTGGACCAACTTAAGGAGGTCTCTAGCATTAAACGACATGGACTATTCCTCACTCGTAATCCGCTGAACCATCATAGTTTGGTGGGTTGCGGAAACGATCCCGGCGGAAAGACGGAGTAACACGGTCTGTGTTCTGCCTTACCACAGAGATAGCAGCCTCACTGATGCCCCCAGCTTTGACGCCGAGGCCAGATTGCTTCTTGGACTCAGCCTCAAGATTTTCCGCAAGGGCCATGTAATGGGCGTGAAGATCAGAGTAACTAGCACTAAGAGCGCCATCAAGCTCAGTGTCAACACGACGAGAATACTTAGCTGCAATAGCTCGACAACAATAAGCACCAGCCTCATAAACATTGTCACTGGACTGAGCAAGAGCAAAAGCAATTTCATCGTCTTGTACCTGTACGTCCGTAGCATCAGTATCACCTACGAGAAAGCGTACAGCATTTCTACGACCAGAGGCTGTAGTTGTACCAAGATCGTCAATATCGTAGGTGAACGTCATTATGCTTGCTCCCAATCTGACCAAGGGCTGTTACGCCATGTACGGATATGACCACGTTGTTTCTTCGTGATCGTAGAAGCCTTACACTTCTTTGTGTTGTATTCACGCTCGGTCTTCGTAAACTGTTTGACCTTAGCGTTGATGTTGTCCACGATAGCTGCAAGCTCATCGGAGTTTAGCTCGTCAAGGCCATCGCCGACAACTACCTTGATAGGTTCCTCTGAAGGAGGCTCTTGTCGGAGGAAGCCCTGATTGAACATCGTCAGGACAGTTTGCCAAGGGATGCCTCGCCGTTGCCAGTCAAAGACATCCCCCGGTTTCCAAGTGGTCCCCGCCGCTGAGAACGGGGACTTTACTAGGTGGTTCCAGTCAATCTGGAAGGGAAGAGAAGAGTAGTCGGGTGTCATACTCTAATCTCTTAGGTGATCAGGTCGTTGAAGAAGACGCCGAGGTCTGCGCCAACTACCTTCATGTCGTAGGACATCTTCACCTGAATCATCTCTGCAATCTGCTGACGCTTGAGAGCGTCGTCAGAGAAGGACTCAACGGTGATACCGAGGTTGTTTACACCCGGCAGGCTGTTCCATGCGAAGGTCAGACCAGCCGCAGGGGACATCAGACCAGCAGAGCTTGGGGTGTAGCAAAGCAGGGCATGAGTGCCACCGATGAAGCTGTTAGACTCAGCAACACCTTCAGCAGAGCCGTTCTTAACTGCTTCCATGACGTAGTAGTTCTCTACCTCAAAGATTTCAGCCAGCTTCGCCTTGGTAACCAGAGCCGTGTTGGTAACGGTAGCGCCACCATTCAGACGGTTCAGGATTTCAGAGTTGTTCACCAGAGCGTCGTGTACTTCACGGCCAACAACCAGAGTGTTAGGACGGAAGCCACCAGAGTTAAGCTGCATCTGACGAGAAGCTGCCGTCACGTCCTTAATAGGAGTAGCGTTAGTAGCGTCGTCCCAGTAAGTTACGGTGTTGGAGCTATACGCAGAAGCGTTAGCGTTACCAGCCCACTCTTCGGTCCAGACGCCAGCAGAGAAGAACGTCGAAGCGAACTGCTCTTCACGGTGGATCATCAGACGCATTGCGAGGGTCTGAGCACCAGCGGAACGGATGTCCAGAGCAGCATCTTCGTTAGCGAGAGTCTGCTCATCGAAGTCCATACCAAGACCATACACGTCAGCAAAGTAGCTGTTGTCCGAGAGGGTCATGCCGATACGGTTTACTTCAGTGCGTGGAGCAAGCTGCTTCACGTCACCAGTGCGGTTCATGTTGGCACGGTCGTAGATGTAATACTTATCAGACTGCTTGTCTACGCCGATAGTTGGGAAGACCTTATCAGCGATAAAGTTTTCCTGCGATTGTGCATAGGCCAGCGTGAGGTTGGTCAGCGGCTGGTCGATATGCACCTGCGATGGGGTCAGCAAAGGCATTTGTTATTCTCCTATTCAACCAGATTAAGATTGGTCAGACGTGTTGCCGCCTTGGATAAACTCCATAGCGAAGATTTGCCCGTCAACGGCATCTTCCAGAGCATAACCCAAAGTAACAGCAGTTGCTGAAGACGAAGTGGAAAGCTCCACAGCTTCGCCAGCAGTGTTGGTGGCAATCTCGTCACCAGCGGTGATAGCAGCGCCAGCTTCAACCATTACCTTACCGGAGACAACAACAGTTGCCGCACGGCCAGACTCAGGCTTGGTAATCAGCACACCGAGACAACGCTCAGCGTCAGAATCGGCTTTGTCAATTTGTCCGTCAGCTTCCAGCGTAACGAACTTGAACTGATGAGACGACAGGTCTTCACCAGCAATGAAAGAACGGGTATCACGGCTAAGCATTACAGCCATCTTTACTCTCCTTTATAGAGTTTATTAATAAGAGCCTTGCCTTCGTCAGTCTTAGCTACGGCTGCGTAAGCAATAGCATGCTGGCTCTTAGACAGGCTGTTTTCGTCCATGTAAGACTTAACAAGAGAATCCATTTTCTCCTGTGGAGTAGCCATGTCAGCTTCCACAGAGGCTTCACCGATCTCTTGCATAGAAGCACCCATTGCTGCATCAGCAGCCTTAAGAGCCTCTACGATTGCGTCATTCTTGGCTACATGACCAAGAAGCTCAGCCGCAATTTCGTTATCGAAGTTTGGCAGGATTTCTTCAGCTTGCTTACGGAGTTCAACCATACGCTTTGCAATCGCTGCTTCTTCAAGGGCTTTCAGGACTGGAGCCGGGATGTCCGACTTAGCTACCTTCTCGCCTTCGACTTCGAGGTATTCTGGTTCAACAGCTTTGGTCACTTCTTCTTCAGTAACAGCAAATCCGTTGTCTTCAAGTGCCTTTGAGAGGCGGGAGACTTCAGCCTTGAGAGCATCAACCTCAGCCAGAAACAGAGCTTCTTGCTCTACTTCAGCTTCATCAGCCTTGCCCAAGCGAGCCATAAGCTCCTCTTTTTCTTTAGCGGACATCTTTTCGAGTTCTTCCTTAGCCTTCTTCATGGCTTCGTCTTCACCCATGCCCTTGTCCATGAAGTACGCCTTACGCTCGTCGAGGTAAGAGTCGTACCCTTTTTCCATGTCTTCCATGCTTTCGTCCCTTTTAATAAGACAGATTGTTGCGGCTTGGTTAGCAGGACGGTCAACAAGTGACAGTTCGTCCAACTCCAAGTCGAGTAGGATGTTAGTCATCTACTTCCTTCCTCTTAGCTTTGCCGCCGATAGAAAAGGCCGTAAGTTGGCCAGATTTTACCAGAGACCAGACCTCATCATCGAATACCTTCAATGCTACGATCCAACCTTCACGGCTACTGGAAATGCCCAAGGACTCACCAATCTCATTAGTGAGAGGCATCGAGTGGACAACTTGACCCACCTGATCCCCCTTGTGCATCATCTTACCAACACGAATATGCTCCATGAATTTATTCACGGCCTTAACCATAGTGTCGGCTTCAATTACATCACCTTGGCGGTCTACCAGAGGCTTACCGTCTTCAGTGATGACCGAGGCCCA